GAGGTCGGCAAGAAAATCTTACCGGTTAAATCCTTTAACTTCACGATGGCCCAAAAGATAAATGAACACACTCTCTTTCAGGGAGAGAATTTTCCCGGTAAAGAAGTTGCTCAGTTACAGTTACTTCTTCAAGGTAGTTACGAGGAGAACGATCAACTTAAGAAACAATTAGGTTTTTTGGCTGAAACAATCCGAGGTATGCCGAGAAGGGATAAAGAAGAGTTTGTAATGAAGTTATTGGCGATGAATAAGAAGGTTCTTGAGATGGATAATGAAATCAGTAAGTTGAGATCTCAGAATAAGGTGCTACGTCAACGACTTGGAGAGGAGATTTAAATTATAATGTTTGGCAACATGAAAGATGATAATAATCCAAAATCCGTAGAAAGTTTTACTGGTAAAATGGCAAGTGCTATCGAGAGGGCTTATTCCGAGAAGGAAAAGAAAGAGGCGGTCGCGGGAAAGGTTGAATCCGCAGAACCTACTGAAGAAGGTGTTAAAGAAGAAAATTTCCCTTCAACCCCCCATTCCTATTGGTCGAAGAAATACTGTGCTATCAATAAAGATAAATGTGCAGGGGAGTATTGCTTCTTTTGGGATAAAAATATTCCGTGTTTTAATTTAGGAACATTAGGTAATTGCACGTTTCTCGTAGCGAGTACGAGTATTCTAGCACTTGCGGGGATCGTAGGCGATATAATTCACGACGTAAAAGGAGAATAAAATTAAATGCCTTCTTTAATTCAATCGTTATTACTATCACCTAAGAAAAGATTAATCCCTCCGTCTTCCATTAAGGATAGATGTCGTTTTTACGATCCTACGTTCATTGATATTCATACATGGGATTACAACGAAGAGGTTGCTTTAAGGGAGAACAATGAACGGGCCTTGGAGTTTTTTAAGGAGAAGTATAGGGATAAATTTGTTAGTAAGAAATAAGGAGTTAACATGGAAAACGATTTTTACGACGATAAAGAATTATTTAGTTTATTTATGGATACAAATTTAGATATTGGAGAATACGAGACAATAAGAGCATTTGCTGATATTAAAATGACTATAGAGGATAAAATTTTAGGAATTTATCCCGTAATACAGTTAAATTTATTAAAAAATATTATTCGAGGATTTTCAATATCAACCTTGACTTATGTTTAAAAATATGGTAATATTTATATATAAAATACAAAAAATCATTAAAGATTGTCTCGAATTAATTTTGGGGTAGTTTTTAATCAACAATCTCTCTTTAAGGACTTGGCCTGACGAATAAGGTGTGCCTTAATTGAGGGATTACTCATTGACTGTCGTTATTATGTTCCAATAGTCAATTTGCGAGGAGTAGTAATGAAACCATATCCTGCACCACTAAGGATTTCTTCAGAAGTGGTTTCTAATCACTTGGTTAGTGTAAAACAAAGCGAGTGTAATTACGTAATTTAGCGGCAAAATGACCGGCCCATAATCCGGTGTATCGTGGGTTCGAATCCCACCGTAATTATTATCTAACTTTTTACTGGAACGTAGGGAAGAATGGCGTAACCCGCCTTGTAATCCAAGGAGATTGTTGGTAAGAATCCAACCGTGAACGTAAAATAGTTAAACCCTGAATGTAGAGTTCCTAACTACATCAGCTTTTTAGGAAGTACAACTAAAAAGAGGAATAGAACTTGTCAGATAGCGACAAATGTAATACTATTGAAAGTAGCCGTCTGGATTAGAAATCTGAAGATAGCAAGTAAATAGTTAATCCCATTGGCGGGTTAGAGTCCCGCAAGTTCTATCATTACGTGCCGGGGTAGCTTAGTGTTTAAAGCATGTGTCGAGAAAAAGTATTCTAGAACGCCGAGTATCGACTTGATCGTGGGTTAGAATCCCGCCCCAGGCAGGAGTGGAGACGGTTGCAGGTATGGCAGAGCTGATCATATGCTGTATTGTATGGTTCATTGAGAACTCAGTGAAGTTCCCGTGTGGGGTAAAATGCCTCGAAGCTAGTTTCATTGGAGTTTCCTTCATCTGCAACGCGGAGGACACGTCGGAAGACATTAAATTGCCGTCGTGACAATAGACGAACAAGACTGTCAACTATCTCGTAGTATCAAAGGATTAGTGGGTGTATTGGGTTGCTCTGATATATCAGCCACGAAAAGAACGTCATCATTGCAAGGATGGAAGTGCAGGTGAAACGCCTGTCGAGATAGCCAGGGTGATATTTTAGGAGTTTTTTATCCCATAACCAAACTTTGATTACAGGTGTAAACCCGTAAAGGTAGAGAGGAAATAGAAATGCCTATTTGTATAGCACCGAAAAGCATAGCTCTAGTGTTGCAAATAGAAACGTGGGGGCGGTTCCCACCTTCTCTGTTATAGTTAAAATTTTTAAACTTGAAAGGATTTGACAATATAAAAATGGATACAACTAAAGAATTAAAGAAAACCAAACAACCTCGTAAAAGTAAGAATCGAACTTACTACGAGCAACCCCGTAAGAAAATTTCCGCAGACATACCATACCAACTTTACACTTCCCTTAAGGATAGATCGAGGGATATGAAAATCTCTATGGTTAAATTGATAATCGAAGCTTTTGAGGATGTGTTAAAGAAAACCGACAAGGATTATGATCCGTTAGAAGGATTAACCCTCTCGGAAGTTTTTAAGAATGATGACTGTGGCGATAACGAAGATCAGTTAGACTTCAATAATATTTCAAAAGAATTTACTAAGGAAGCATAATTATGATAAAAATATTCTGCGATCCAATACATCAAACGATCCAAGCAATCAACGAACTTTACCCTGATTTAGAATGTATAATTCAATACGATCCCGGTATTAACCCTAATGAATATAAAGGGGTTACTTGTTTTCCCGAAGACGGTAGTATTCCTGTTATAGACATATCTCCTATTATTCCGTATATGGCAGTAGTGGAGATCTTATGTCATGAAGTATCACACGTTGTAGTCGGCGTATTGCCTAAAGGCGAGGATGATCATGGAAAAAAATGGCAAGATGTTATGCAAAAAATTGAAGATAAATATAATGAAATTGGGTTTCGTGAGATGAGGGATTGTGAAATAAGAATTCCTGATCTTACTGGTGGTATTGTTAAATTCGGTTGGGGTGGAGTGGAGGAAACGAAAGAAGTAGAAAATGGATAAAATCATAATCAATAACACGGAATTAACAAGTTTAACAACCTCAATAACCCTTCTCCATGAACAACTTTCTTCTCTCAAAGAAGAAAATAATAAGCTATGGCAGGAACGAAAGGAATTATTCCTGCAGGAGAAAAGGTTAAGGGATATGATTGTTTGCTATGAATCGGGGATTAAGGATATAACTAGGGAGAACGAGGGGTTAACCAATAAGGTTAAACAACTAGAAAAAGACATTCGATTTCTAAAAAAACTTTCAAAGGAGCTTTAGTTAAAATCAATGTTATACAACGATCACTCAAAAGAACTCAAATTCAAAGACATAAAAGATTACGAACGCCAAATAGATTCCTCCGAGAAGTGTAATGTTGAAAAATTTGAAACCATAAATAAAATAAAGAAAATGCCTTACCGAGATCGCCTATTCGTTACAGCAATTTTTCTTTATTTAGATAAGGTTAATAAAACTGCTAATATTAACAACTTCTTAACCCTAGAAATATCTCACCAAGATTTTTTAGTTCAATTTTTACCTTTAATGAAAAATGGATTAACTACCGATGGGATTGAAAGAATTCTAAATACTTTGGAAACATGGGGAATTGTAAAGAATGATAAAGGTAAAAAAACTTATTCCTTCTTCCTTGACATTTCTCTTTACGGTTGCCTTCTTTACGGTGGAATATCTTACAATTCTGTCCTTAATAAAGAGGGCTTTTATTATCCCGAACCTTTTGCTTTATTAATAGTAGAGTTCTTACATTATTATAACGAACAAGAGGTTTCCGTAAAAGATCTTGCAAAATTTCTCGATCTATCTACTTCAATGTGTTCTTTTTGGATCAACCGGGCCAAAATTCGCATTTCACTATACCAGGAAGAACAGCGTAATGATGAAGAAAAAAACATTAAGATTAAAGATACCGATCCTATATTAACCGAAGAGGAGATAATGCGTAGAAAAACATGGTATTACAATAAAATATTCCAAGAATTAGAAGTTGACCACACGGCTTATCCTATTAAAGACGTTACGCAAATACAAGATAGCTACATGGATAGTAAGAAAAAATACTTCGATCTCCTTGGAAAGAAAGATCCGAATGAGTTATATAATTTAATATCCGGGAGTGGAGGTAATGCAGAGGCTATTGCCGCAGAAGCTATTATGTTATTACAGGCTCGCGGGGTCGTAGCGGGTGGAGCAGGAGGGTGCGGGGAGGCCACGATTACAAACACTAAGAAGATCACGTTTAGTAATAGAGAGATGAATAATGTAATCGAAAGCGATAATTATACACCTGAAGAGAAGATTAAGGCTATCGAAGATAAGGAGAGATTGGAGGTGGAGAGGGCTAGAATGAGGACTGAGTATTTCAAAAGTCAAGTGATTAATAATGAAAATAAAAATGGAGGGGTAAATTAATGAAAGAATTTCAATCAGATAAGGAATACGATGATTACGTAAAAGAATTCTACGATAAAGATTTTATTTATCGTCAAGAAAAACATTTAAAAGCACGAAACGAAAGAGACTTAATAAGAAGAGAACTAAATAAAAAGTCCGATAGAATTATCGATAAATCCATTAAAGAGTTTGAAAATTATTGGGACGTTAGTAAGTGTGAAATCGAACAGATAAAAGTAAATGGTGATGTAGATTGCGTTATCATGTTTCACTTTCTTGGCAAAAAGGGCTTTACTAATAATTTATTTAGACATTTAAGGCATTGTGTTAATTTTATTTTACGTAAAGAAAGTAAGTTTGAATATTTATGGCATGTTAGGTGTGCGGAATTTGAAATTGACGAAAGGGGATATACTAAAAGAGATGCTGTTAGAAAAATTACCGATTCGATAAATTTTAGATTATACTTAATGAAATGCTATCCTGAGAATTACGGAGGGAATGGAGGTGTCGATAAGGAAGATGAGTAATAGTAAGCAACGTAAGATCGGGGAATGTCCCCACTGTGGAACTCAAGGACAATTAAGTTCCATAACCCCTACTCTTCAGGGAATTTCAGTTAACCTAACTTTTCGTCACGGGCCAAGTAAAACATGTGAATATAGAGAAACGGATAAAGTGTTATGCGGAGAAACTCGGCATTAGTATTAACGACTATCTTGACGGTATAATCCCCGCGTATGACATCAAAGAAGTGAAAGTGCGTGTTTTAGAACACGATTTTACTGTGATCATAGAAACGAACTGGATTGACGGTGGTTTTTACGCGGGGTGTGTGGAGTTGAGTGAGGTTGTGGGATATGGGAGGACTGAGAGCGAATGTTTGGAGGATATTAAGGGAGAGATTGAGAGGATCGGGAATTTAATGGAGGGGATTAAAAGAGGGTGAAGGAGGAGTAGTAATATGAATATGGAAAAAGTGAAAGCAAAAACAATTAAGATTAATGGCGAAAAATATAAAGTTGAAGTTTATTTGGGCGATAGTAAGGATTTTTATTACTCTATATGTCCTCGAAATGGCGCGGCAAGTTGTGGGAATACAGTGGAGGATGCTGTGGAAAATTTAAAGGAGTTTATTGAGAGGAGGTTTTAATTAAGAATTATGAAGGAAGTTAAGGTAAAAGAAGAAAAAAAGAAAAAGAAAAACGATAACTGTGGTATATATGGGATTTTTAATTTGGTTAATGGGAAGGTTTACGTGGGGAAGAGCGTGGATATTAAAGATAGAATAATTCATCATTCAAATGAATTATTAGGCAATAGACATCGTAGTGATCATCTTCAAAAAGCATGGAATAAATATGGAAAAGAAAATTTTCAATTTGAAACTTTAAAATTATGCAAAAAAGAAGATTTGGATAAATGGGAAAAATATTATATTTATGAAAAATATAATTCTTTTAATCCAAATTGTGGTTATAATTTAAAGCGTGGTGGAGAAGGTGGGCCGTTATCAAGTGAGACTAAGATTAAAATAGGTATAGCCAATAAAGGTAAAAAACGTACCGAGGAATTAAAAAAATCTATAAGTGAAAGAATGAAAGGTTTAAAACATACCGAGGATCAAAATAAAAAGAAGAGTGAGAGAATGAAGGGAAAAAAACGCAACGAAGAAACTAAAAGAAAAATAAGCGAAAGTCAAAAAGGTAGAAAGAGAAATAAATTATCAGAAGAACATAAAAGAAAAATAGGACTTTCTGGTTTAGGGAAAAAACGTACTGAATTAACAAAGCAAAATATTAGTAATTCTCTTAAGGGAAGGCGTTTATCGGAAGATCATAAAAAGAAAATGAGCGAAAGGTTGGTTACCGAAGAATCTAAAAGAAAAATGAGCGAATCTCGTAAAGGGAAGAAATTGACCGAAGAAACTAAAAGAAAAATAGGTTTAAAAAGTAAGGGTAGGAATCATACCGAAGAAGCTAAACGGAAAATAAGCGAATCTAATAAGGGGAAGAAGATGTCGAAAGAATATATAGAAAAAAGAAAAATATATAAGCATTTATTAAGTAATTTTATTGATTTATACAATAAAGGTTATAATTTTTCTGAAATAGGTAAGCAGTTTAATATAGACAAATCTACCATAAGAAATTACATAAAACGCCATCTTGCCTCCCAACAAAATCCATGCTATAATACTTCTAGCGAAACTATCTAGGAATATTATATTTCAGGGCATTTTATCAACCCTATCATCTAACTCCTAGACGTTTCGCTAACAAAAAGGTGTATAATTAAAAGATGGTGGGGTAGATAAAGTGCCTTTTTGATTTTGATTATTGAGGAAGAAGGAGAGTGTTGTAAATTGTCAACTACTAGAAAAATTGAAAATGTTGATCCTAGTAATTGTGGAATTTATTGTATTCGTAACAAAATTAATAATAAGGTTTATATTGGATCAAGTAAAAGAATTAAAAACGAAACAATTGATGGTAAAAATATACAAGGCAGAATAGATCGTCATTTTCAAATGTTGCAATACAATAGGCATGGAAGAAGAAATAAACAATCTATGGAAGTAGATCATCTTCAGTTAAGTTATAATAAATATGGTAAAGACGCTTTTGAATGGAAAATTTTATTATTATGCAAAGAAGAGGACTTAATAACATGGGAACAGTACTTCATGGATTATTTTAAAGTTTCTGATAATAAATATGGTTACAATGAAAATCCCAGAGCTGACAGAATGGTTATAACTGAAAAGATGAAAGAAAAATTAAGAAAAGCAAATTTAGGTAAAAAACATACCGAAGAATCAAAAAGAAAAATGAGCGAATCTCGTAAGGGGAAAAAGCATACTGAACAGGCTAGAAAAAATATGTCAAAGGCTCAACAATGGCAATCTCCGCTTATTGAAACTATAAATGAATGGATTATTTTATATCAAAATGGTATGACTACGGGGAAAATTGCAAAAAAATATAATACCACATCTGCTACTGTTTTAAGGAAACTAAAATGTAATAATATTAATATTAAACAAAAAAGAAATAATAAGGAAGATATAAAAAAATGGATAGAATTATACAATCAAGGATTTACAATTTCAGAAATTAGTAAACAATATAATGTTTGCACTGGTACTATTGGGTGGCAATTAAAGAAAAATAATATTAAGATAAGGCCACGAGGTGTCGATTCTCCCAAGAGTAAATATTTAAAGTTTAAAGATGAGTGGTCAGAATTATACGATAGCGGCGCAACTGTTAAAGAAATTTCAAAAAAATATAATGTTCCGTTTACTAATATTCAAAGAATTTTAAGGATAAACGGCACTAAAATGAGGCAAGGTGGCAAGAAAAAGAAATATATGCAATTTCTTAATGAATGGGCGATTTTAAGAAAACAAGGATTAACTTATCAAGAAATAGGCAATAGGTACGGTGGGATAAGTTATGTTATCGTATTGCAATATTTAAATAAATATTATAAGGAACCCGTTGTTTAGTTTTATCTTTACAACTCTTTTATCTTATGGTAATATAAGTATATAACTAAAATCTATACATTATTATTACACAGTAAAAGGGTTGTAATTTTTTATGAGCAAACTTTCCCTCGATAAATTATCTAATCAAGAATTAATTAATCTTGTCCAGCAAACTACTACAAATCAAAAGCTTAAAATGGCGAATGAAAGTTATGCTTATTACCTCGAATACGTTACTAATAACAACTATAAACATTCTCGGCACACAAAATTAATATGTTCGCGGCTTCAACGTATTGCTGATGGGGAAAAAAACGTAAGGCTTATTATTAATATCGCTCCACGACATTCGAAATCCGAAACTTCAAGCAAGCATTTTCCCGGATATTACTTAGGAAAAAATAGTTCTGAAGAGGTTATGGTAGTTTCTTATGGTGCATCTCTCGCAGAAGATTTTTCAAGAATAAATAGAGAAGACATAAGGCAACACGGAAAAGATATTTTCGGGGTTTCATTATCTCCCGTAAAGAAAAATGTAGCACGATGGGAAATCGAAGGAACAAGAGGTGGTTGCACGGCAGTTGGCGTGGGTGGGGCTTTAGTAGGCAGAGGATGTTCCTTGTGTAATTGTGATGATTATATTAAATCGTACAGCGAAGCTATGAGTAAAACTGTAAATGATGGCATATGGGAATTCTGGAGGCAAGTTTTAAGGACTAGGTTTTCGCCGGGGGCATCATGTGTCATTGTTTGCACCCGGTGGTCTACTATGGATTTAGTACAACGCCTTATAGATCAATCAAAAGAAGATGGTGGTGAACATTGGGATGTAATATCCCTTCCTGCTATATGCGAAACTAGTAGTGATATATTAGGAAGAAAAATTGGAGATCCGTTATGGCCAGAGCGGTTCGGACACGAAACTTTAATGGCAATAAAATCATCAATCGGCGAAGTGGCGTGGCAAACCCAGTACATGCAAAATCCAGAACCATTAAAAGGATACACATTTCGCTTAGAAGACTTACAGCATTTTACGGAAGATGAAATTCAATTCAATAAATCCGATGCTACTTATTATTTTCGAGGAGATCCCATAGTTCAAACTATAGCCGCCATAGATCCAGCCGCTAAAACGGAACAGCATAACGACCCCACATGTATAATAGTAGCGTCTGTAACGAGGGCAAAAAACGTATTAATACGTTTAGTTTATAATAAACGTATTTCTATACCGGAACAACTAAAAACGGTAGTGTCTATTAATGATATATGGAAACCTAATAAGTTTTTAGTCGAAGAAGTTCAATATCAAAATTCTTTGCGTGAGGTTATTATATCAAATGGCGAATACGTGCCTTTTTCGGTAGTTAAGCGAGGTGGAAGGAACGCCGAATCGAAATCAACGAGAATAAATTTAATGTCTCCTATGTTCGAAAGTAAAAAAGTTTTTATTCATGCAGATGAAAAAGAATTTATCGAACAATACGAATTATACCCTTCGGTAAAGTTTGACGATATTTTAGACGCGACAGAGATGATTTTAGAAGAGGTTCGCCTTCTTCCTTCTTATGGAAATATAAACCTTTCTCCTCAAGCATACCAAGCGGATCTTCAATCCTTCATAACTCCACCCACGAGTAAATTTTCTTTCCATCACTTCAACTTCCTTGACTCCCTAAACATATCCTCCACGTCCTCCCCGTATCAGTTTTAGGTGTTACCGAGTTATCGGGTAAGCGGGTAGGTGGGTTACTAAGTAGGCGAGTTATCGAATTTTTAATTTAAAAAATTAATACAGAGACGCTGATACGTCCCTGTATTCTGTGTTAAATTTTAGTTTTTACTTAATTGACTTGCTTCATTATTATACATTTTTTTATATTATTTTGCAAACAATTTTAATCCATTTAAACATTGACATTTCATTAAAAATATGGTAATATTTTTAATTAGAAAAGATAATTTAAAGAGAAAGGAAGTGAAGATAAAAATGTTACACAAATTAGCACTTACCCTACTCCTCTCTATTACTTTATTCATTCCCCTTTTAGGATGTTGTTGCCCCTCGGAAGATGATAATAGAAGATTTGATGCGTTGGTAGAAGAGAAGCGGAATGAGAGGTTAGAGAAAGAACGCGGGAAATATGTAGTTGTAGATAACCCTGAGAATAAAAGTGTTGACGTTTATGAGGTAAAGTAAAGTAAGGTAGTTTCAGTTATATATAATATTAAAAAAAATAAAAGGAGTGTGCGTTAAAAATGGCAAAGAGTATTAATAGCGAGAGAAAGAATGTTCAAGGTTACGAAAGGTGTATGGAGAAACACCCGGAGAAGATTAAGGAAATTGCTTCTATGTATGTAAGTTTATTAGAGAAATACCCCCTTCATGGTTACGAGTTAACATTGCCAATGAAATACATAAAGGAGTATTTGTTAACCGGAGATATTGCACAAAAAGGCGCGTCTATGAAAATGAAAGCTATAGCAATGGAACTTGTTAATAATACTGATAGTGGATTAGAACCCGAAGAAATGGAACTTATAAAAAAATCTTCTTCAGAACATATGCAGGTTGCTTTTTATTATTTAAAAAATAAAGATGTTATAGAGTTTACCGGTAGAAGTACTTATAGATTGAAGAATGTAAGTAGTGAGGTAAAAAAAGAACAGTCGATAGAAGAGAAAAAACCAGAAAATCAGAAAGTTTTTGTGGATGTTATTAATAATCTTTCCGGTAAACAAGTAAAATGGGTAGTAGACACAGAAAAAACAGATGAAAGCAAAGATCAGAAACCCGTTAGTATAATTGACAACATTACCAATAATATAATCAATCCCTTGAAGGATAAAATAAAGAACACGGAAAAACAACTTATAGAAATTACTGCTGTTAATTTAAAGCAAAGAGGGATTATAGATGATTACAGGGAAAGGATATTTGAATTAGAGCAGATAATAAAGACGAAAAATCTTGCCATTCAAACGCAAGAGCGGACAACTGAGACTATAGTTAGAGAAGGAAATCAGGCAATAGCTGATCAGCAGAATCAGATAAACGAATTGGAAAATAAAGTAAAAGAATTACAGGGACTAAACACTTTAAGGTTAAAAGAAGAAATAACAGGTTTCAAAAAAGAATTCGATGAAATATCGGAATGGGTAAATGAAATGTCGATTAAGGTTAAGGAGGTATAGTTTTAAATGGATAGTGGTAAATATTATCAATCAACTATTAATTTACACGGAGAAAAGAAGAAATTAATGTTTTTAAATCCTAAATCGGATTTAAATAATAATCAATCTCAGGGAATATCAGGTTATCACCACATTCAAGTAATAGATCGTTCAGGTTCTATGTATTCTTATATAGACGAATTAATAGACAATATTCAGCAATCTATCTCAATATTAAGCCCTGACGATTTATTGTCTATCATATGGTTCTCAGGCCCCGGTCAATTTCGAACTTTAATCAAAGGTGCAAAGAAAACCGACAATCTTATACCTTTGTTGGACTCCATAAGATCAACAGTATCAACCACTTGCTTTAGTGAGCCTTTAATGGAAACCGAGAGGATAATTGAAGAGTTGGTTAAGTTATGCCCTAATTTTAGCTTAACATTATTCACTGATGGTTGCCCCGTTGTTCCTTGGGGCGAGAGAGAGGAAATAAAACGAATTAAGGAGATAATGGAGAGATTATCGGGGAAATTAATGTCTTGCGTTACCGTGGGGTATGGATATTATTACAACCAGGAGTTACTATCTCAGATTGCCACTTACGGAAAACAGGGAAGGTTTTTTCACGCAAGTAATATAAGAGATTACTTAAATTACTTTTCTTCGATTTATCAGAATTTAAAGAATTTAAGTTCCGCTTCTGTTTCCTTTACGGATTTAATCGGAACGTTATTGCACCTTACACCTAATTCATTTCAATTTTACAAAAAAGAAGTCGGCGTTGATACTGATGATTTAGTTCTTAATTTACACCAAAGAGGTAATGCGTTTTTTATTATTAATGATACCCATAAGGGGAATAACGATAAGGAATATAAGGAATTTAAAATTAATGATGTTGTAATACGGGAAAAGAATGAGGCAAGTGTAAAGTGTGATAGTAAGGAATTGGTATGTGAAATTCCTTTTTGCCATATAGAATCTTTTTATTACGCATATGCCTATCAAAAAGTATATGAGAATGATAAGGAAAAGGCATTAGACATTTTAGCTAAAAACTTAAAGGATAAAAATCTTGTAGATAAATTAATAAATGTTTACACTTATGACGATAGGAAAGAATTTCTTAGTGAATTAGAGTCCTGTGTTTACGAGCCTAAATATAGATACTTAACCGGCAAATGCCCCGATAATTATATCCCTAAAGACGATTGCCTATGCGTTATGGATATTTTGAAACTTTTAGCAGAAGGTGATTGTTATTACTTACCTCAAAGCGTGAAAGATTATAAAAGGATAGGGAAA